AAACCAAGGTCTTAAATTAAAAGCAGATGGTGTAGCACTAAAAAACCAAGGTCTTAAATTAAAGGGTGATGCTCAAGCACTAAAAAATGATGTTGTAAAATTAAGATTGCAAAAATTGGCTACATCTATTAACGAGCAAGCTCAAAAAAGACAAGAAAGAGAAGATAAAAAAGCAGAAGCGAGAAGAAAAGACATACAAAAACGTTGGGATGATAGACGAAATAAGCGTTATACAGAAGAACAACGGTATCAACAATGGTTAGAACGTGGTTCAATAGGACAGCGTGATAGAACGCTCAGAATGTTTCCAAGCATGAAATTAAATCGTACTGGAAGTGAAGATTTGGTTAGCCATGCAAGAAAAGTAAAATTAGATTTATTTAAAAATCAATCATTACAACCCACTCCAACTGGCGGTGGTAGTGGCTTCTCATTAGCTGATACCTACTTTAACGTGCAATTACTGAAAGATGCTTATCAATTATTCTACAACATTGCAGAGGCAACACGTCAAACAGCGGTAAACATCTTACGAGCAAACGATGGGCTTAATATGTCTATCGCTAAAATTGGCGTTATAACAGGGGACACTAAAAACGCATCAAAAAACTTTAAAGAACTGCTGGATATATCTGCTCAAACTGGTAGTGAAATTGGTGTTATTGAGGAGATTTTCAACCGTTTAAGCATGGGTAAGCAGGGGCTAGGGGCTACAACAGAGCAAATAACACAGTTTACTGGGGCAATGGCTAAACTTTCTGCTTTTAGTGAAGGTGGGGCAGCACAACAAGGGGCTTTACGGCAACTAGGGCAGATGTTTGGCGGTGCTTATATCCAAGCACAAGAATGGAACTCTATTGTTGATGGCTTACCTGCGGTTGCTACTAAGATTGCTAAGGCGATGGGTACAACGAGAGAGGCAATGACCTTTAAGATAAGACAGCAGACCAAAGATAGCCCTGCTTATTTAATTAAAGATATTTTCCCTAGATTTTTAAAGATATTACCTGAAATTGACGCAGAATTTAACAAGTTACCCCCCACACTGGATAGAACGTTAAACAAAGCAGGCGTAGGGCTTTTAAAGTTTTCTTTAAACCTTAAAGAATCTGTTAAAATGCCTGAATTAGATTCGTTCTATTCCAATTTAGATAAAGCCGTTGCAAAAGTTTTTGAATGGGCAGATGCTAATAAAGCGTTAATTGGTACGAATATCAATATATTCTTTAAAAACTTAAATGATTTATTAGCATGGTTTATGGCTGAAATCAGCAAACCTGAAGATATAAACATTTTTACAAAAGCATTGAAAGACACTAAAGACGTTTTAAAGTCTATAAATACCGCATTAAAAGATAGTAAACCTATAGCGGACACATTAACTAGCCCTGCTGGTATTTTAGCATTAGGTTTAATGAAGCAAACACTAGAGTCTTTAATATCCCCTTTGACTTTAATCGCATCATTAGTATCTACCATTGGTTCAGGTTTTAATGCAATTAACGATTTTAACGTTAATAATACGGTTAATTCTTTAAGAGACAGAAGAAAATTAGGGGCTACAACAGACCAATTAAGAAGTGAAGGCTACTCAAATTCTATATTAGGGAAAGCTGGTTTATTAGGAACGCCTATTATTTATCCGAAGCAATTAGGCGGAGGGTCGGTTACGAATATAAGCCAAAAAATAACGGTTCAAGGTGGAACTGGTACGCCTGCACAACAAAAGCAAGCTGGGCAAAATATAGCCAACCATGCAAGAGTTGCTATACAAAAAGGGAGTGTGGGACACTAATGCCACTAATAACCATCTTATCCGCTACTGGTATTCTCGATAAAAAGAAAATAGGTTCATTGGCTATCGATTGCGTCGTGGATGAGAATATAACGCTATCTACAAACGTTACAACTGCCCCGATTGAAACAGGGGAGAGTGTAACAGACCATGCGTTTAATGAACCATTGAAGTTAAGCGTTACAGGCATTGTAAGCGATTCAGACCCTGCTAGGGCATTACAAAACCTAAGCAACATAGTAAAAACGGCAGTAACTAACCCTAGAGATATTTTAAACACTATTAAAAATACCTATAAAACATTACCACGGTTAGAAGCCTACGAAACGCTTAGACAGATGCACTTAGAACGCACGCCGATAGATGTAGTAATGGGGCTTGAAACCTACACTAACATGATGATTGAGAATATCAACATTGCTCGAAACGCCGATAGTGGCGATGCGTTGTTTTTTAGTTGCGATATGATACAAGTAACCCTATTAGACCGTGTAGCAAGCCTTACAACAGGCGGTAAGGTTAATAAAGGTAGAAAGCAAGGCACGGTTGCTAGTAACAGGGCTATGAGTATTTTAAGCAAAATAAGAGCGAGGTTGCCATTTCCCTAATGACTATAGCATTACCTTTTTTTCAAGATACAGATTTTTGGGAATATGAAACGATTTTAGACGAGTCGGTTTATATCATCCGTGGGCGTAAAATTAGCCCTGCAACCGAAGAAGCCTTTTATGTGTTTGATTTACTTTCTAGCGATGGTGAAGTACTGGAAGCTGGGATGCGTGTGTTACCTAACGTGCGGTTTGCTTTTAGAAGCCGTAACGAATGGAATCCCGATGGTTATTTGATATTTGACCCTGTAGAATCGGTGTTAATTTATGAAACAGTTTAACCGTTTTTGCCAATTAAACATTATTAGTGGAGGTATCAGTACCTTTGTTAATGCTGATATGGATTTGAGCTTTAACTGTAAAAAAACACGGTCAACCGTACCGAATGATTTAAGTATTGAGATTAAAAACCTATCTGAAAGTACACGCAAGCTATTAAATGCAAACGGTGCTAAAATAAGGTTGTTCGTTGGGTATGATACGGAGCGAATACTGCTAGCAGATATGGATGTAACAAGGGCAGTAACATCTTGGCAACCACCCGAATCCATCACTAGGATTGAATGCTTAGATGGGTTTAATGCGTTAAAAAATAAGAAGATAGCCCTTTCATTCAAAGCTGGTACAAGCGTTGCAACAGTGGTTAATGCGTTGGTTAAGCAGTTGGGTTTACCATTAAGACCTTACACGATTAACCTAACCAAGCCCCTAAAGGCTGGTTATAGCCATACAGGCACAGCGTACCAAGCCTTAACAGACCTATTAAGTGAAGTAGGGGCTACATGGGGCATTATTAACGATACCATAGTTATAGCCAAGTATGGACAAGGCTTAGGTACTACAACGCTTTTAATCACGCCACAGAATGGGTTATTATCGCTTCCTGAAGAGATAGACACTACATTAACAACAGAACGTGTGCAACCAAGGGTATTAAAAGAGAAAGTAACAAAAGGTGTTACGCTTGTTAGACGTAGACGTAAAAAACGAGCTAAAAAGAAAAAGGTTGTAGGGGAGTTTTATTATGTTAAACAAGGTAGACCAGACAACCGTAAAAATACCATTGAAGTAACAGAGATATTACCAACAGAAGAAGCAAAAACAGCTGGGTTTAAACTAACCATGTTGTTACGCCCCGAATTAAACCCTTTTGATTTAGTGGAGCTAAAAAGCAAGTTTCACAGTGGTATTTTTGTAGTGGATGAGATAGAACACTACGGCGGAAACCGAATAGATGACTTTTTAACCATAGCAACCGTGTATGAGAGGAAAGCATAATGGAATTAGCAGAATTGATGCAACGTAGCGAAAATGATACCCTTAATAGGTTGCGTGTTGGTATTCCTGCACAGATTGAAAGCTATAACCCTGCCAATAGTACAGCAACGGTTATTTTAAGCATCCACCAACCGATGCCTGATGATGACTTAAGAGAATTTGCCCCTATAACGGATGTACCTGTTATGTGGATGAGGGCTGGGGATGTTTCTATTACCTACCCATTAAAGCGTGGGGATTGGGGCTATTGTATGTTTGCTGATTATGATATTAGCAACTGGGTAGCAGAGTTAAGCAAAGCCCCTCCTGATTCATTGAGACAACACGCTTTTACGGATGCGGTATTTTTACCACAATCGCACAACTTAGGAGCATCTAGCATTAGTGGGTTGCAGTTGAAAAACGGTGCTAGCAGTATTACTATAAATAGTGGTAGAATAGATATAGTAAGCCCTATTGTATCAATTAACGGAATAGTATTTGATACGCATAAACACACTGGCGTACAAACTGGTGGCGGTGTAACAGGAAACCCAATCAATGGTTGATTTATTACTTGATACTACAACCCATGATATTAAGCTAGTAGGGCGTGATTTAGGGCTAGTGCGTGGTGTTGACCTGGTAAGACAACGGCTGAAACAGGCGTTATTATCTAAAGTAGAAGAATGGTTTTTAGATACGGAGCATGGGTTGCCTTGGTATGAAACCATTTTTGCAAAGGGTACACCTGAAACAGTTATTAGAAGTTTGTTAATTAGAGCGATTACATCAACAGCTGGTGTGCAAGAATTACAAGAATTTAATTTGTTGATTGATTCAAACAAACGAGTAGCAACAATTCAATTTAAAGTTAAAGCGGATGATGAAATTATAGCCATAGAGGAGACGCTTTAATGGTTTACGGATTAACTGAAACAGGCTTTATTGCTAAAACATTGCTTGAGTGCAAAGCAGAATTAGAAGATAAGCTAAAAGAGCTATTTGGTGCAGATATTGATTTAACACCTGAAAGTGCCTTTGGACAATTAGTGGGCATTGCTTCTGAGAGAGAGGCTCAAGCGTGGGATACAGGACTGGCTATTTACGCTTCTAGCTATCCCGACAGTGCCACTGGGATTAGTTTAGATAGGGTTTGTTCCCTTACCAACATTACACGGCTTCCTGCGTTACCTACCACTGGTACGGTTATACTATACGGTGTAGTGAGTACAGTTATTGGTGAAGCTAACCTTGTAACTGATACTATTTTAAATAAAGACTATATTATAATGGATACTGTAACACTAACCGCTAGTGCTACACGTTTTGCTAAGATACAGATTAACACCGTGGTTGCTGGTAACTATACAGTAACCATTAACGGTACACCCTACACGGTTACAGCTACTGGTTTGGAAAGCAAAACAGCATTAGTAGATAGTTTAGTAGTGTTAATTGGTGCGAGTGCCTTGCGTGTAGGTGAAGAATTAACAATTAACAATACTGTAACTAATTTTGCCGTAACAACCACTGGTAATTTAAGCATTGTTCAAGTGGGTAATTTAGTAGATGTTGAGTGTACCGAAACAGGGGTTAATAACTTGCCTGTAGGGGCTATTACTGCTATTAAAACACCTGTTGCTGGGTGGGATGCCGTTAATAACTTAGTGGCTGGTGTTGCAGGGGTTGAGATTGAAACAGATGCAGATTTACGTTTACGAAGAACTGATACCGTTGAGTTAAGCATTTTAACCGCATTACTAACTATTCCTGAAGTAACAGATGCGGTCGTTTATGAAAACAACACCCACTTAACAGATGCAGATGGTACGCTTCCTAACACGATATGGGCAGTAGTAAAGGGTGGTAGTTCTACAGAGATATTAGAAGCTATTGCAAGCCGTAACGTTGCAGGAATTGGAACGAGAGGGGCAACCACTGGGTTTGTTACTTCCCCATTTACTGGTAGTAATTTAACTGTTCGTTTTGATAGACCAACGCTTGTAACACCAACGGTTGTTATTACCTATACTAAAACAGAAAATAGCAACTTTCCTAACAATGGGGAGCAGTTAATGAAAGATGCGTTAGTAGCTTATGGGCAAACGTTAAAAATTGGGCAAGATATTGTTTACAGCCGTTTATTTAGCCCTTTAAATACGATTGCTGGGATGCAGATTGATACATTAACGGTAAATGGTGCATCCGCTACGTTGACGATTAACAAAAACCAGTTAGGCTCATTTGTGGATGCCAATATAACCGTAACGGAGACATAACCTTATGGCTGGAACACGTCAACGGTTAATTAGTCAGTATCAGAATAGTGTTAATTTAATAGCGTTGTTTGAAGCGTTAATAGACAACCCTATGATAGCGGTATTAAATGGTATAACCCCTTTGTATGACTTGTACGATATTGACGCAATGGCAGGCGTACAATTAGACGGCATTGGTAAGATTATTGTACAACCACGCCCTAACAGTTTTAACAATTCGGATATTTACGAAGAGGGAGTATTTACCCTTGGAAACAATACAGACCCCCAACCAGAATATGATAGTAACGTTGGCTTTGGTGATACTGCTAACTTGCTTGTAGGTGGGCGGTTTAATTCAGGAGCTACAAGCGTTGCCAAACTAAATGATGGCGATTATAGGCTAGTATTAAAAGGGAAAATACACGCTAACAATACAATCGGAACAGTTCGAGAACTCGAGCAGTTTGGGATGGTAATGTTTGGCAAGTACAGTTTAGCTTTTCCGTATGCAGGTGGAGTTTTAGTTTTATTCCCTTATTTTATTAACAGTGTAGCTATTGAGGTTGTAAGGCAAACTTTAACTGTAGCTAAAGGTGTTGAGCTTATTTTAGCTATACAACCCAACCCTAAAAATGGGAAGGTGTTTGGTTTTAACGGCGGAGCTAACGTTGGCGGTTTTGGAAGTAGTAGCGATAGTAATGCTGGGTATGCTATGATAGGAATAGTTTAATTATATAGAGGGTTTATTAAATGGTAGACTTTGAAGTAGGCACAAGTGGTTTAGTTAGGACTTGGGCAAACAGCGGAACTAAAGTAAATACAGACACTACTTTAGTTACTGGCATCCCTAAAACTAACATAGGCTGGCAACCACAAGAAAAGCCCCCTAGCCAATACTTTAACTTTCAAATGAACCAATTAGGGCAAAAGATTAACCATTGCTTGCAGAATGGTATC